GCCGATGAGAGACTCTGTAAAGTAGATTTGAAGATTAGATATTATGACATTATGCTTAAGTTTCTAGAAGAAGTTCTTAAGATGATTTCTAATAGAACTTATCAAATCAAGAACAGTATTGAGTGGCACAAGTTCACGGCAGGGTATAACTAAATAAAAATAAACTATAAGTAAAGATGAAGACTTTTAAAGAGTTTTTAGAGGAAGCAAGAGAATTACGAAATATATCAACACCCCGTACATCCGGAACTATGTCAATTCCTGGAAGTGAAGGTAAAGCGAGAAAGGATGTTGCCGTTGCTGGATTTAGGGGAAGAGGTCCAGTTCAAGATCCAAAAGTCACTACTGATTGGAAAATGAAAAATGGTCCGGATGTGGCAACATATGTTAGGACTCATAGAAATCCAACAGCATTTGCATCTAATATTGCCAAACAAGCATATAAAGAAGGAGAAAAAAATGTTCGTTCAACTGTAAGAGGTCTACAATCTCAATTGTCTGGAGTCAAAGGTGCGGTTCATGATGTTACGGTAGGAACTGCAAAATCAAAACTATCACCTATGCAAAAAGTAAAAGCATTTTTGGGCGCAGCGAAGGGTGTAGGGCAAAAAGCATTAGAAGCAGGAGCTAAACCTGGAGATGTTGTAGTAAACAAACCAACTAATATTTCATCATCAGGACCTAAAAGGTCTAGAAGTGATGCAGAAGGTGCCACTCAAAGAGGTAGTATATATCAAAAAATTAAAGGACCTTCTGGAGAAAGAATGAGTCCTATTAGTTCAAGAACAGGATATCAAACTGCTAGAGTAAGAGGTGGAGGTTCAACGGCGCAAGGAGTTGGTTCTTCATCAGGAACGACTGGAAGATTTAGTCCTGGTGGAGGTCAATCGTATGGAATATCAGGAATAAAACTTGCAAATTAAAGTAAAGAATGCTTGTATTTTATACAAATAAATACTCATAACTGATACTTTATGAATGTCTCATTTGGTGATATCAAAAAAGAATGAGGTTTATCTGCAGATAGAGGCAGAACCTCATATCTACTATGAGTTAAAAGATACTTTTCAATTTGAAGTTCCAAACGCAAAGTTCTCTCCCGCTTACAAGAATAAGTGGTGGGATGGATTCATTTATCTGTTTAATGTAGATACGAAAGAAATATATGTTGGTCTTTTAGATAGGGTAATTCAGTTCTGTAAGGACCATAATTATACCTATGAGTTCACGAATAATAAGTTTTATGGTCTTCCTTTTGAGATAAATGAGAACATCTCAAAGGAAGGTGTGAAAGATTATATGACGGCAATTAGTAGGCACGCTCCACGCGACTATCAAATTGAGGGAGTATACGACGCTTTAAGACATAATCGTAAGTTATTGATATCTCCAACTGCTTCTGGAAAGTCACTAATGATATATTCTCTTGTGAGATACTACGTTGAGAAGCAGCAAAATATTCTCGTAGTTGTTCCGACGACTTCCCTTGTAGAACAAATGTATAAAGATTTTGAAGATTATGGATGGGATGTTGGTTCATACTGCCACAAAATCTATGCGGGAAAGGAAAGAGAAACTGATTCCCAAGTCATTATTACTACCTGGCAGTCCATTTACAAACTCCCCAAGCAGTACTTTTCTAGATTTAATGTTGTTGTAGGAGATGAGGCACACCAGTTTAAATCCAAGTCATTAATATCTATAATGACTAAACTTTGTGATGCCAAATACCGTTTTGGATTCACCGGAACGCTAGATGGGTCTCAAACTCATAAGTGGGTTTTGGAAGGTTTATTTGGACCTTCATATAAAATTATCAAGACAGATGAACTAATGCAGAAGGGTCATCTTGCCAAATTAGATATTAAGGTTCTACTACTGAAACATCCTCCTCATAGATTTGAAACTTTTGAGGATGAGGTTCAGTATATTATTAATCACTCAAAGAGAAATAACTTTATAAAAAATCTTACTCTTGATTTAAAGGGCAATACTCTTGTGCTTTTTGCAAGAGTAGAAGGGCACGGGCAACCACTTTACGAACTGATAAATAATAACAAAACTGACAATAGACACGTATTCTTTGTTCATGGTGGGGTTGCTACCGAAGAACGCGAATTAGTTAGAGAAATTACCGAAAGAGAAAATAATGCTATCATCGTTGCTTCCTACGGCACTTTTTCTACTGGTGTCAATATCAGAAATCTTCATAATGTTATATTTGCTTCGCCTAGTAAATCAAGGATACGAAATCTCCAATCCATCGGAAGAGTCCTGCGAAAAGGAGAAAACAAAGTAAAGGCAACTCTATATGATATTGCCGATGATATTAGTTACAAGTCAAGAAAAAATTATACACTTAATCATTTAATTGAAAGAATTAAGATTTATAATGAAGAAAATTTTAATTACGATATTGTAAACATACCGCTAAAAGACTAATGGGAGATGAGTTTTATTGTATTCTAAAGTTAGTATCTGGTGAAGAGATTCTATCACTTGTTATGATAGATGAGAATGATGGCGATACAATTATTATTCTACAAAACCCGGTAATTATGAAACCAGTAACAAACTCTACCGGTGATTCTTATGTTAAAATTAAACCTTGGATAGAAATGTCTAGTGATGATATGTTCTTGATTAAACTAGACAAAGTTATCACGATGACCGAAACAAAAGACGTTAAGATAATTCAGTTGTATGAGCATTATGTAAATGATGACTCAATTGAAGTGTACAAACCAGCTGGTCAGGTTAAACCTTCATCTTCGATGGGTTATGTATCTTCGGTAGAGAAAGCGAGAAAGAATTTGGAGAATATCTTTAATCTTAATAAAGAAAGCTAAACCTTATCTTCAACGGAGACAAACCTAGTCTATATGGTTTTTCAATACTTGTCAAGCCCCTTGAATGTGTGCTATAATAACTACAACTTATATTAAAAGTCCGATGTTATGCCTAAAAAGAAATCAGAACATTATGTAAACAATAAAGAGTTATTAGAAGCTCTTATTGTTTATAGATCTAAAGTAGATAAGGCAGCACAGAAGTACTTTGAGAAGTATGATAAGTATCCTCCCAAGTCTGGTGCCTGGGAAGGAAAACCTAAGATTCCGGATTATCTTGGAGAATGCTTTTTAAAGATTGCTACTCACCTTTCATACAAACCCAATTTTGTAAATTATATGTTCCGTGAGGATATGTGCTCCGATGGAATAGAGAATTGTGTTCAGTATATTCACAACTTTAATCCAGAAAGGTCTCAAAATCCTTTTGCCTATTTCACTCAGATTATTCATTATGCTTTCTTGAGAAGAATTCAAAAAGAAAAGAAACAACTTGAAATTAAAACTAAAATCATTGAACGAACCGGATTTGATGAGGTTATGACAATTGATGACGGCTTGCTTTCTGGGAACAATAGTGAATACAACAGTATGAAAGATGCTATTCAATATAAAAACAATAACCGATAAAGTGCTCCGTAATGTTTAATAATTATAAATAGTTATAGCATTACGGAGCATATGCCTAATCAATATAGTAAAGGTAGAGAAAATAGATTACGGGCAATAGAAGAAGGTAAGAAAACTTATGAGGGTTCTGTTGCTTGCAAACATTGTGGTAGTTATGAAAAATATGTATCTATCTCTAGTTGTGCCCCCTGCCTTAAAACGAAAGGATTGGAAAAATTGAATAATGAAGAGTTGATGAAACCTTATAGGACAAAGGAGAAGAAAAAGAAAAAACTTGATAACTGGAGACAAGAAAATTATGAAAAATATAAAGAGCAGTGGGGAAGATATCCAGAAAAAAATAATATGCGAGCATCTAAAAGAAGGGCATCATTAAGAAATCAAACACCAGATTTAACACAAGAGCAGGTAAAGGAAATATTGACTATCTACGAAGAGTGTAGTAGGATATCTAATGAAACTGGCATTCCACATGAAGTGGACCATATCATTCCTATATGTAAGGGTGGATTGCATCACCCAGATAATCTCCAAATTTTAACTATGAAAGAAAATCGTAGCAAAGGTAGTAAATGAAAGTTGCAATTTTAACTGACAGTCACTATGGTGCCAAAAAGGGTTCAAAGCATCTACATGATTACTTTGAACTCTTTTATAAGAATGTATTTTTCCCTGCTCTTGAAGAACACGAGGTAGAGACAGTCATCCATATGGGAGATGCTTTTGATAGTCGTAAGTCAATTGATTATCAAAGTCTTGAATGGGCTAAGAGAGTCGTATTTGAACCCCTTAAGCAGTATGATGTTCATATGATTGTTGGTAATCACGATTGTTACTACAAAAATACCAATAATGTAAACTCTCCTGCTCTTCTTCTTAAGGACTATCCAAACATTAAAACTTACAGTTCTCCAACAAATACAAAGGTTGGTGGAATTGATATGACTTTTATTCCTTGGATTTGTAGTGAGAACTATGATGAAACTCTAAAGGTTATTAAGAAATCCAAGGCAAAGGTTGCTATGGGACACCTTGAACTCAAAGGGTTTCGGGTTAACAAACATCTTATAATGGAGGAGCATGGACTGGAAGCGAATCTTTTTTCAAACTTCACAAAGGTATTTTCTGGTCATTACCACACTCGTTCTGAT